GCCCTCGCCGGCAAGCTCAGACAACATGACTGTCTTTTTGCCCGTTGCTTCGTTCACCTTAATTTCACTGGTGACGAACGCCACAAAGTTCTCGTTCTCATCAAGGATAAGCCAAAGCTGGTTTTTCCCGCTGATGATGTCGTCTGCAAGGCTTTCTAGCGTCATATCGGACGGGAACCGCTCGACTAGCTTTTTCATCGCAGACGTTATCTGCCGACCGTATTTTGACAGCCGTTCAAGCGGCCATTCCGTCGTAAGGTGAATGCTGTTCATCGATATCCCGCCGGCTGCAAATTAACGTCAACGCCCTGGTAGTGCGACCACGCTGTCCCTGCCGGGATACGAGCCTTGAAGCGGTGGAAGCGGGCCCGCGAACGCTTGCGAACCTTACCCGTGTTGTATGATGGAGACTGTTCTTCGGTCCACGTCAGACCTTCTACACGACGCATGCGCCCGCCGATCGCGACGAACAGGTCAAGCGTATCGACAACCGGATAGCACTCTGTCACCCGCTGGATTTGCCCGGACGTGTCGCCAAGCTCCTGAGTGATGATTGTCGCTTCCATATTGTCGCCAAGGAAAGCGCCGAGCTGGTATGATGCGTTGAAGGCCCCAAGAATCGGAGAACCGCCTTGCCACGCCTTGCTGTCGAGAGAGAACGGGACAACTTCGAGCGAGGCGTAAATCGCATCAAGTCCTTCCAGTGTGTAGCCGATCGTCGCAAGGGGAAAGATCTGTTTGACCTGCACATCAAGGACGGTCCACTTGCTCAGGTTCCAATCGTAAACGAGCATTTCGGAATAGGTGCCTGCCCCGGCGTAATCCACGACCCAATAAACGCGGCTGTAGAATGGGTCTACAACGCCTTGGATCTTTGAAATGCTGGACGAGTTAAGGCGCGTGAAGACCGTCCTGTCCACCTTTTCGAAGCCAATGGCGTTGATTGCCCCATCCGGGGATATCTGGAAGAATCCGCCCTCCTCGCAATAGAACGAGTAGGCCCCGCGAGTGGCGATAGAGTACGGCGACTTGGCCCCGCGCTTGTCGTGGATCTTCTGGAATGAGAAAATCTCGACTGAGCCCGGAACAAACGTTGTACGGTAGATTGATCTCTCAAGGAACACGATCGGATTTGTCGCTTCCGAAGACCCCTGAACCGCGCCACCATCTGGGAAATCCTGGTAGTCGCAGTTGTTGGACCCAGGAGTCCAGAATTCGCAATCGTTCAGCCCAGACCAGTGAACGCGGTTCTTGTTGCTTGCCAATCCCATCAGAGCGACGAAATCGCCCCAGATCTTGACAATGCCAGCGCGCGGCGGAGACCCGGCAAGATCGCGGAACGCAATATCCGTTCCGATCTCGAAAACCTGCGGGTCGTCGTTGGCGTTAACCGCAATTACAAAGTTTCCAAATGCCGCGAATGACCATGGGGCGGAGTTTGTCGCGGCATAGGTCGTTGCAGCCTGTGACACATCGTCAAAGGTCAGGTCTGTATTGTCGAGCAGCCAAAGCTTGGTTGCCGATCCGGCAAAAATGCGCACGGAACCGTCTGTTCCGATTACCGCGATACCGCCAAGAGGCGCTTCCCCCAAGGCGTCAGCCATCGCCGAAAAGTCCTTGGCCGGGATATACGACCCATCGGCCACAAGAACGTTGCGGATTTCGTCTGAATAGACCCCGTTAAGCGTAGAAACATCGGGGCGGTATTCGGCTTGAGGAACGAGGACCATTAGAAGCACGTCGCCCGAATGAAGCCAGTGCCGTTGCGCCTGGACGTTTCCGCCTTTAGCATCGTCTGCTGGTCGTTATAGTCGTTCAGTGCCTCGCCGGCCAAAACGGCGTCCTTGAGCGTATCCTTTGCCAGAATGTATTTCGCGCGGGCCTTCACCATGTCGAATGCTTCGGTAAACCATGCGTTGGTGTCGCTGGTGTCGGTGATTTGCGTCAGACGGTACGGGCCGAGCTGGAGACGGATGGTGTAAACCGTGGCGTCGGGGATCGGATAAAGCCTGATGCGCTGCCCAAAATATGTGAACCCGTAAGGCTCACCACTTGACGCGCTATCATCGGAAATGATCTCGATCTCTTCCGGCGTGTAGCGGCTCAGAGTGGTCCGGCTTCCGTCCGGCTGCTCGCAATAAGCGGCGACAATACGGACAAGGCGCGGGATCTCGACGTTATCGCTAGCGTCATACCACTGCTGACCGTTCACGGTCTGGAACGTCTCGTCTCGCGTCTCGTTGAAATAATACAGATCGCGCTCACAGTACCGCACAGAGGCAAGGATCGCGGTGATGATCTGCGAGATGTATTCCCCTGTCGTGTCATCGATATCATCAGCGATAGCCTGCACCATGTCAGACACGGTTCCGCCGGTCGTGATCGTGGTGTCAAGAGCGCTATCCGGCCCGCCTGTAACTACGGTGATGCTCATTGGTCAGTCTCCGGGGAATGGCGAACAGCCCACGACGGCACTGCGCCTGCGCTTGCGAACCGCTCGTAAACCCAGCCCTTTTCAGTGCGGACGCGAACGCAAAAGATACCCTTGCGCTCGCCCGTCACTTCGGCGTTTGTGAAGCCGAGTTCATTCAGCTTTTGAAGGATCGCACTTGACGACATGGAAGTGTCCACCTTTACCAAGCTTGCGCCCGCACTTCGGGCAATGCCCTTTGAGAACGGGAGCGGATGCGACGGGCGCTTGAGGCTTCTCTTCGAAGTCCATCAGCGCCCAATCGGTATCGTCTATGTAGCTCACGATGCAGCCGCGATGCCGGCACCCTCGAGCGCCGCAATGATGGCCGACACCTTCGCATTCAGCTCGACAACGGCCTCTTGCAGTTCGGCCACGGTCGGCGTCGCCGCATTAGCAATGGTGACAGCGCCATTAGGCGTTGGCAGCGTGCCAGTCGTCGCGGTGATGGTCAGGTCCGCGATGTTCGCAGCCTGTGCAGCGCCAAACTCGACGCCGCCGACATACAGCTCCTCACAAAGAAGCCGCATGTTCTGGTTTTCAGAGTTGATTCCCGTAATAGCCATGATCCGGCCTCCTAGAGAGAAAAGGGAAAGGGCCGGGTTCCCCCGGCCCTCGCGTTATCAGTCACGCGGAACGATGTATTCCAAGTAGATGATGGCTTCACCCGTCGTGCCGTCGCCGGTCGGGGCGGTCGTGAAGTTGGCCGTGACGGTGCGGGCAGAGGCCGAATAGTCGTTGGCCGTTGCCAGGTCGTCAAACGCGGTCGTGGCCGCGCTGTTCACATCGACAGCCGATGCAAACAGGTCATCGTCAGAACCATCGACGCCGATATCCAGATCATCAGCGGTCGTGTCATTGAAGCCGGTGATAACCTTCGTGCCACCGCGAACAACGAGCGCCCCAGGGGGAAGCTCGCCGATCTTCACGGTGGCGTTTGCGGTGCCGGTCCCGACGCCAGCGGCGTTCAGGGTTGCGTAGGTCACACGCTTGCACAGATAGTGCGTCTGGTTCGTGTGGTAACGCTGTGCAGTGTTTCCGGTGGTCATTTTCAGCCCTCCTTAGCTTGCTGCTGCGTAGGTCGAAACAACAATGCAACCGAAGTCTTCATTATTGTTGTTGAACCGGGTTTTCTTCAAGCCGAGGACAGTCTGAACAGACACACCAAGCTCGCGCTGGTAGTCGAACAGTTCCTCGACACGCTTGTATTTCTCCGGGGCGGTCTTCATGCCGAAGGACATGACAGCCGACTGCGCGCCGAGCAGAACAGCACGGCGAACGGTGGAGATGGTGGCACCCGTGGACGAGTTGACGCCCGGCATGACGTGTTCCGCTTCACGCAGGATCACGTTGTTGTAGACGCCGAGCGAGCCGTCAAAGATCGGGTTGGACGAACCACGACGTTCAGCGGCCTTCTGGATATCCAGCCACTGGCCCGTCGAGGTGTTGGTTCGGAGCGAAGTGACCTGCGTGGGATGCAGATACATCACGTAGTGCTTGCCGCCGTCCACCATGACCGGGCGGATCTTCGGGTTTGCCAGTTTGGCCTTTTCGACTGCCTTGTCGATCAGGTCGAGCGTGAACACGTTCGCCAGAACGAGCGCCTCGTCGGTTGCCGCACCAGCAGCACGGAGCCAGCGACCGGACGACGGAGCCAGAACAGTGTTGTAGAGGTAGTGCTTGGCCGTCAGGTTGACGGTCTGGCCTTCAAACGATACCGACGAGCCGGTGAAGCCGCAAACGTGGGTAAAGAACGCAAGCGACATGCGATCGGCGTACCAATCGACAAGGCCGGCGTTAGCTTCTTCACGAAGCGAGAACGGGACGCGCTGTGCGTCGATCGTCTGCTCGTTCTTCACGCGGACGGCGTGGGCAAGCTCGTTGATCATGATCGAGTCGCTGTAGGTGGACAGCGATTCTTCATTACCTTCGAGGGTTTCGCCTTCGGTGACGCCCGTTCCGATAAGCTGGGTACGAAGGCCAAACGTGACCTTGTCGCCTGCTGCCTTCTGGGTTTCATCCTTGAGCTGGATGATAGAGTTCATCCCCTTGCCGATAAGCGGGGAAATGGGCGTGGCCTTGGATGCCTCGTTTGCGAGCTTCTTGCTCCACAGCTTGTTCGCGAGTGCATCGTTCACGCCGAAAGTGGTAACAGACATGCTGTTTCTCCATTGTTCGGTTGAGTTTTAGTGTGAGCGATCCTTGACGCAGGCATCAGGCGAAGACGGCTAGACCGGCCATCGACGGAGCTGGGTTGACGCACCAGCCGGCGAAAGGGGCTACAAAGCCGCCCCTAT